CCGTGGTCGTGTAGCCTTTGGTGCACTACTGTCTTCCTCTATGCTTGGACATGCCTTGGCTGGTAACATCCGTGGTAACGGTCCTGTTAATGCAGGTGAACGTAAGAAGCTTCGTGATAACTTTGGGTGGCAACCTAAGACAATCAACATTGGTGGTAAGTGGGTGAGCTACGCAGGTTATGAACCACTCGATACTATCTTGACTCTTGTTGGTGACCTTGCCTTCTACTCACGTGACATTGGCTCTACCCTTACTGAGTCATTTACTGATAAATTGGCTTGGACTCTTTCTGCTACCTTTGTCAATAAGTCCTGGACTGCTGGTCTTGAGCCTGTTGTTGCTGTTGCTAACGGTGATGAAACTGCTATCTCTCGCTTCCTTGCTAATGAAGTAAGGGCTGCTATCCCTCTATCTGGTGCTCTTGGTGTTGTCTCTAACGCTGTCACTAGTTCCCAAAAGGATATCTATAAGGACCTAGTTGGTTATGTTACCAATAAGGTACCTGGCTTCTCCAGTCAACTACCTGAACAGATTGATATCTACACGGGTAAGCCCCTCAATGATATTGATAACCCAGTCCTTCGCGCTCTTAATGCTGTTAACCCAGTTAAGATCAGTGAGGGCACTGAGCCTTGGAGACAGTGGTTGATTGATAGTGGCTGGGATGGTATTCAGATGATTCGTAAGGATAGCTCTGGTAACCATGAATACACCCCACAGGAACGTGAAGTACTGTATAAGTACATCGGTGAGCAACAACTGTGGAAGGAGTTCGATAAGCTAAGTAAGAACAAGAAGTATAACGATCAGTTGGATCGTATCCGTGCAATGCGTGTACAAGGTCGTCCATCTGAGGAGATACAAGCAGCTCAAAGTGAAGTCTATTCAGTGATGAATGACATCATGTCTCAAGCTCAGAAGGCAGCTGAGTTGCGTATGCAACAAGAAAATGAACCGATGTGGCGCTCTATCCAAGAGTCACTGACCAATAAGAACCTCATGAAACAAGGTCGTATTGATGATGCTGCACGGGCTGCTGATCGTCGTAAAGCAGAGATTGAACGACTAACTCAAATGTATCGCTAACCTTAGAGATGGCTACTACACAAAATACATTCACTGGTGATGGGTCCAACTTAGGACCCTTTTCTTTTACTTTTAAATGGCTAGAGCCTACTGATATTAAGGTTACTGTTGCAGGTGTCCTTAAAACAGCTGGTACTCACTATAACCTACAAAGTCTTAACTACAGCACTAAGACTGGTGGACAGGTACTATTCACTGCTGGTAATACACCAGCTAATGGTGCTGCTATTATCATCTATCGTCAGACTGATGATAGCGATCTAGCTGCTACCTTCTACTCTGGTTCTGCTATTCGTGCACAAGACCTTAATAATAACTTTATTCAAGGTCTCTATGTAACACAGGAGTCTAGTAATAACTCAGCTACTGCTACTGCTGCAGCTAATGCCGCTACTACAACGGCTAACACAGCCCTTAGTAACTCGACTGCAGCTCAGGCAACAGCTGCTAGTGCTGTATCAACGGCTAATGCAGCTACTAGCACAGCTAATAGTGCTGTGTCTACGGCTAACTCAGCTGTGTCTACAGCTAATGCTGCTAGTGCTGCAGCAGCTAGTGCAGTGTCTACCGCTAACACAGCTAACACTAACGCTACAGCGGCTCTTAATGCTGCTGCAGAGGCTCTTGCCTATACAGTGGTAGCTAACGTTGCAGCCATCCCAGGATCGCCTGTAAACGGTGATGCTATCCGTATCCTTGACTCTACAGGTATTCAATCCTTTACACCCCTTAGTGGGCTTCCTGGGGGCTTCATAGGGGACAGTGGACTTACTGTTGAGATCTACTATAGTAGTGCTACTTCTACTTGGGTGTGGGTACGTTACTACGCTACTGACTCTGATAGTCGGTACCTTAAGACTACTGGTGGTACCCTTACTGGTCAACTTAAAGCTGATGATAGCACCTCTACTGCAGCTCCTGTTTACTCCTTTGATGGTGATGTAAACACTGGTATTGCTCATACTGGTGCTGATGAACTAGCACTTGTTACTGGTGGTACTGCACGCCTTACTGTAGACCCTGCTGGTGCTGTTAATGTACCAGTGTCCTTGTCAGTCGGTGCTAATGCTGTACTTGATGCTGGTGATATTGGTGTAAGTGTACAAGCTTATAATGCTAATATACTTACCTCTAGTGCCATTGGTAGTACTGTTCAAGCTTATGACGCTGACACGGCCAAGACCGACGTTGCACAGACCTTCACTGCTGCTCAACGCGGCGCCTACGTCACGCTCACCGATGCAGCAACCATCGCCACTGACCTGAGCCTTGGCAATCAGTTCCAGGTCACCCTCGGCGGTAACCGCACCCTTGGTGCCCCGACGAATGTTGTTGCTGGTCAGAGTGGTGTGATCCGTGTGGTCCAGGACGGCACCGGCTCCAGGACACTCGCCTACAACAGTGTCTTCAAGTTCCCAGGGGGCACAGCACCGACGCTCACCACAACGGCCAATGCTGTGGATTTATTGGCCTATCACGTTGAGTCAACGACTCGCATTGCGGTCCGCTTTATTGGTGACGTGAAATGAGCGCCTTGAACAACAGCCTTCTGCTGGGGCAGGAAGGTGGTGGTGGGTACAGCATCTCACGTTCACTCAGATTCAACAGTAGCGACAGTGCCTACTTGTCCCGGACGCCAGCATCAGCCGGCAACCGCAAGACGTGGACCTGGGCGGGGTGGGTGAAGAGGAGTAGGTTGGACAGTTCTCAGACTATTTTCGCCGCTGTTCAAGATGGTAATAATGGCACCGTCCTGCAGTTTACTGCGGCAAATGCGATTCAGTTCTTTAACTATGTAGGGGGCGCATACGCGGGACGCAGAATCACAACTGCTGTATACAGAGATCTCTCTGCCTGGTATCACATTGTTCTTGCTTGGGACAGCGCGAACGGGACAACTGCCAATCGAATCAGGCTATATGTTAACGGTGTAGAGGTAACAACTTTTGACACCACTGGCGACCCAGGCTCTTCAGATTCTATTGTTAACTCAACAAACGCTCATTATATTGGCGCAGACGTAGGGTTTAATAACCAGTACAGCAATCAGTACCTTGCTGATATTTACTTTGTAAATTCCCAAGCCCTAGACCCCACCAGCTTCGGTGAGTTCGACGCCAACGGCATCTGGCAACCGATTGCCTATACCGGCTCCTATGGCACCAACGGTTTCAAGCTCGACTTCAGCGATAACTCTGCCGCCACTGCCACCACGCTGGGTAAAGACAGCTCCGGCAACGGCAACAACTGGACGCCCAACAACCTATCCGTCACCGCTGGTGCAGGCAACGACAGCCTCGTCGATGTACCCACCAACGGCAGCGAGGTTGATACGGGAAGTGGGGGGCAGGTGCGGGGGAATTACTGCACCTGGAATCCTCTGGATGCCAACTCAAGTCTTACCATTTCAAATGGCAATCTTGAACTCACTAACACCAATAGCACCGCCAGGAATGTCCGTGGCACCATAGCTTTCCCTTCGTCTGGCAAGTGGTACTACGAAATCACACCTGGAGGCAGCGTTCAAGGGGCGGTCGGTATTGGTAGTTCCGCTGTGCCGCTCAACGTCCAGAATGCTGCATCTCAAGTTATTTATTTTGAAGATGGCAGCAAAGGTGTAGATGCCAGCAGAACCACATACGGCGCCTCATACTCCAGTGGCACTGTTATTGGCGTTGCCTTTGATGCTGACTCAAATCAAGTAACTTTCTATAAAAATAACGTATCTCAAGGGGCCATCGGCACCACGGCGGGTGTCCAATACTTCCCGTTCGTGATGTCGTTTAACGCAACCTACGTTGCCAACTTCGGCCAACGCCCCTTCGCCTACACCGCCCCCAGCGGCTTCAAGGCGCTCAATACCAGTTCGTTACCTGCCCCAGTAGTCACGAAGCCTAGTGACGTGATGGACGTGTTGCTGTGGACGGGCAATGGCAGCAACCCGCGCAGCCTTACTGGTCTTAATTTCAGTCCAGATCTGGTCTGGATAAAAGGTCGTCAGTTGATGCCTGATGGGTTTCCTTACGATCACACATTGTTTGACAGTGTGCGTGGCACATCTAAGGATCTGCGCTCAAACAGCACCGCTGTGGAAACCACAAACAATACTTACGGATATTTGGATCAGTTTGACTCGGCTGGGTTCCGAGTCACAAACGGCGCCACTGACGATTACTACGTCAATGAAACCAACAAAACCTACGTCGCCTGGACCTGGGACGCCGGCAGCTCCACCGTCACGAACACACAAGGCTCCATCACTAGTCAGGTGAGGGCTAATGCAAGTGCGGGGTTCTCGATTGTTACTTATACGGGGAATGGTACGAATGGCGCAACAGTTGGACATGGACTAGGTGTTTCACCTGGAATGGTTATTGTCAAATCGCGGTCGGCCGCATACGAGTGGCCGGTGTATCACTCGTCTCTCTCGGCAGGAACAGGGCTTTTTCTTTCCTACGCAATGGCCGCAGGCTCGGTGTCTAGTCAATTCAACTGGGGCGGGATTGGAGCCGCAAGTAATACCACGTTCACCTGCACGCAAGGCGTCACTACCATTAACAACACAAACGCCAATAGTGCCACCTACGTCGCCTACTGTTTCGCCCCAGTAGCCGGGTACGTTTCTATTTCCAGTTTCATTGGTAATGCGTCGAGCGATGGTCCCTTTGTGTATACGGGATTCCGCCCGAAGTTTCTGCTGATTAAAAATGCTTCGCTCGCTGGGTCCAACTGGCGAATTATTGATTCTTCTCGCAACCCGTATAACGAGGCAAATCTTCTTCTCAATCCAACTGCAAACAAGATTGATTTCTTGTCTAACGGTTTCAAGTGCAGAGGCACAGATGGTGACACCAACGGCAGTGGAAACACCATGATTTACATGGCAATGGCCGAATCACCCTTCCAATACGCCCGCGCACGCTAAGCCGCCCCACTAGTGAACAAGACTAATCATGTTTATCCTTAACAACCAGCCCCTTTCACCAGATCGGGCATTTACAACTGAAGATGGAACTCAGTTTCCAGCAAACTGGCTGAGATTATCCAGTCCTGAGGAGCGGGCAGCACTTGGTATTACCGAGACCGAAGATGAGCCTTGGTATGACCAAAGGTTCTATTGGGGACCAGACCTACCTAAGGACCACGCTCAACTCGTAGAGCAGTGGGTCGGTCAGACTAAAGCTACCGCTGGCACACTGTTGGCCGGTAGTGACTGGTACATCACCCGTCAAGCTGAGACAGGCACTCCAACTCCTGCTGACGTTCTTTTCTACCGCCTTGCTGTACGGGACATCTCCGGTACAAAGGAAGGAAAGATCCGAGCTACCACTACTACTGATGAGTTGGCAGCTTATGTAACCAGTGCTGACTACAGCGGTTGGCCAACAAAAGACGAACCCATTACCCAAGCTGATGACACCATTAGCTTCGACGGTGTAACAAGTGGTTCTTACTTTACCGCTACCTCTATTGTTGGTGGCTTTGGTAATGACACCCTTACCTTTAACTAACCATGATCACTATTCTTGGTATTAAGGTGTCCTATGAGACACTTGCTTTCTTTGTTCTTTTTATTGCATCTGAGTATCTTGGTGTAACTAAGAAGCGTAAGGCTAATAGCGTTACTCAAGCCATCTCTATGGCTGCTGCTTACTTTAGTAAGACACGTACTGAGGATGACACTGTACGTAAGATTCGTCGTACCTTCCGAGGTAAGTAGTAATGGTACTGCTGCAAGTTAAGCAGTACTACCCCCAGACAGATAGTGCAACAGGTCACGGGGATCGGATGTGCTTTAGCTCAACATGTGCTATGGCCATCAAGTATCTCCGTCCTGATGCATTAAAGGGTAGTAACGCCGATGATGATTACCTCCGTACTGTATTGAAGTATGGAGATACAACTGAATATACATCACACATCAAGGCTTGTCAGCAGTACGGTATCTTAGCTACCTTCTACCAAAAGGGTACTAAGCAAGCTTTGATCAATGAACTAAAGGCTGGCTATCCAGTTGCTACTGGTATCCTACATAAAGGTCCTGCTACTGCTCCTAGGGGTGGTGGGCATTGGATGTTATTGATTGGTGATGAGAGTGAACGTGGTGTCTTCCATGACCCATACGGTGAGATGGATAACGTTAACGGAGGCTATGTCACTATTGGTAGTGGTGGTAGTAGTGTCCGTTACTCTTGGAAGAACTGGCTTAAGCGTTGGGAAGTAGAGGGTAGTGGTACTGGTTGGTTCATGACCTTCAGGCCTGTCAACACCCCGCAACCTGTAGCTACCGTTGCTAACACTTGGGAGGGAGTTATTACTGCTGCTAAGGTAGCAGGTGCTAAGTTCCCACAAGTAGTAGCAGCACAGTGGGCATTAGAAAGTGGATGGGGTAAGCATACCTCTGGTACACATAACTACTTTGGACTTAAGGGCTCTGGTACTGACCATGAGACTAAAGAGTTCATCGATGGTAAGTGGATCACGATTACTGCTGGGTTCATTAACTTCCCGGATCTTCAGTCGTGTGTCTCCTATTTGACACAGCGTTGGTACAAGGACTACAAGACATATAAAGGTGTAAATAGAGCAACCTCTGTAGAGGAGTGTTGCAAACTTTTAGTCAAGGAGGGGTACGCCACTGATCCCAACTATAGCACTAAACTGATTAACATCATCAACCAAAAGAAATGATTGAAGCGGTTATCACAGGTGTTGCTTCTCTGGTGATTGGGATAGGTGGCGGTATTGCAGCTATTAATAGTAAATCGAACACACGTATGGATCAATTAGACAAACGTATTGATTCCATTGAGTTGAGGTTTGCTGAGAAGTACGTCCCTCGCCAAGAGCTAGCTAACGCCTTACAAAAGATGGAGGATCACATGATCAGAATCGAGAACAAGCTGGACCAGATTGTATTGAGAAATGGCTAAGAAAACCTGCATTAAATGCGGGATAGAAAAAGAGTTGGACAAATTTGAGAGTAAACGTAACACTTGTAAGGAATGCAGAAACCAGCAAGCTCGTGATTCTCAAAGAGCAAGAACTTGGAAGTACCGAACTCAGTACGGTATTACTTTAAAGGATTACGATTTACTCTACGAACAGCAGAATGGCCTTTGCTCTATTTGTGGTACAGATACCCCTGGAGGTCCCGGAGAACGTTTTAGAGTAGATCATAACCATGAAACGAATGAAGTTCGTGGGTTACTTTGCAATAACTGCAACCGTGGACTTGGTTACTTAAAAGATAGCCCAACAATACTATCTAAAGCCTTGACTTATTTACTTACTAACGGACACTATGGCACCTAAACAGAAAGCTACGGAAGATGCTTTTAACGAATTACATAACCTAGTTACCGAAGAGTTTCTTCGCCGCATTAAATCTGGTGAGGCTAGTACTGCAGATTTAAAAGCCTGCACAGATTGGCTATCTAAAAATGACATTTCGGGTTGCGCGTATCAGGGTAACCCCCTTGACAAACTAGCTACCATCATGCCTAAGGTAGACCCTGAACTTATCCAAAAGAGGTTGTATGGCAAGTCGCACATCTAAATACTATAAGGCTAATCCTGAGGCAAAGGCTAAGCGCCTTGAGCAACAGGCTAAGTACAATAAGACTAAGGAAGGTCTCAAGATCCGTACTAATGCCAATAAGTTAAACCGTAAGCTTGGTACTTATGGTAACGGGGATGGTATGGATGCTTCCCATACAGGTCCTAATAAAGGTAAGTTAGAGTCTCCTAAGGCTAACCGTACACGCCCACGTAAGGGTAAGAAGTATGGCTGATCCATTGATCCGGTAATATGACTCCACTACTGCCTAGTCCTGATCACTACCTCCATAACCTAATAACGATGACAAGCTCTGAAGCAAAAAGGCTACACCGTCGTGCAATTAAAGAATACTTTAACTGTCAATGTGTTTATTGCGGAGAAACTTATGAATTACATGAACTTACACTTGATCACGTTCGCCCTAAGTGTCTTGGTGGCGAAGACCTTACATCAAATCTGGTACCCAGCTGTAGGAAATGTAATCAGGCTAAAGGCAGTAGAAATTGGTTACAATGGATGAGAGATACATTTGGCCCTACCAATAGGGAAACATTAATCCTAGCACACATTCGTTAATCATGGACAAAAAGAAAACACTTAAAGAGATGCGTGAAGAGATCAAACAAATGATCGAAGCATCTCAACGCCGTCAGAAAGGTGAGAAGGTAACCTCACAAGACATTAAAGAAAACCCTATTGGTACACGGGCTAAGTCGGTTAAGGCTGAGAACTTCCGTACTGATGTTGACACTGGCATGAAGGCACAAAAGTCTAAGGACTATAGTAAGGCAAAAACCTCTGGTACCTATATGGACTCTAATAATAAGCCTAACCCTCCTAAAGCTAAACGTGACGAAAAGCCTCGTCAACGCCCTGGTGCAGGTCGTGAAGCAATGATGGCCAAGATGGAAGAGGAACGTAAGCGTCGTATGCGTGGTGAGTCGGCTGTTGTCGGGAGCTAAGTAATGGCTCCACGTAAAATGCCTGTGCGTAGTCAGCAAAGTCGTGAGATTAAAAAAGTACTAGGTGAGGGGACGTATACAACTACTGACCCACAAGGGCAGATTAATGTTATGCGTCAATACCAAGCAGCTAATTTAATTCCTTCTGAGTTTAATGCACCTAATGAAGTGTCGGATGCTGTAGGGGCTTTAATGGCTGCTGGTAGAACCAAGGAACAGGCACTTAGTGAGTTGGGCATTACCTTGCCTCGCTCTTTCTTCGACAACAAAGGCAAGCTTATTGGTAGAAAGTTTAGGGATGCTCAAAGCCCAGCGTTAGTAGAGGCTTGGAATAAAGCAAACCAAGGATTCTCTGCTCAAGACCTAAGTAAACTAGAAGGAAGAGAATGGACCAATGCCCAAAAGGTTGCTCAAGAGGTTGGTAGAAGGTTGGGTATGAAGCTTGACCTTGGGCACTTTGAAACTTCTGCTTCTGGTGCCCCTGGTAATATAGCAGCAGCAGGAGAGGAATATGCTAGAGCTAACCAGGCTGCTGGTCGTAGTCTTGAGAATCCATTTAGACCTCAGACACAATATGAGGTAGAGAACCTTGGTATGGCTACCAACAAAGTACAAGGCTTGGGAGAGGCTGCTTTGTTGATGCAAGACGTTCCCACCAGGGGTGGGCTTACTGGGTCTCCTCTTAATCCTTATATTTCAGTTTTACTTGGAACAACCCTAAGTGGCCAAAGTTCCAGATTATTGCCTACCGATAATTTAGAGACATTAAATTACACCTTTGATCAGCTAACCAAACAAGGTGCTAATCCAGTTGCCATGTATGACTACATACGTGAGCGAGCTGGTGAAGGCATTGACATCAAGGAAATGGCTAGGGTCGGTCAAAATCAATATGATATCTCTAAGTTTGCTCCGACTGTAGAAGCTCCTAATGCTGGTCCGGTTAAAGTAGTAAAACCTGCAATGCCTAAAGGACCTACGGTTACCACCAAAGGTGTGCCACTAGGACTTACAACTAGTCAATCCTTGGGCCAGAAGGCTGCAGCTATTGCTAATAGAGAGCCACTACCAAAGCCAAGACC